TGAGGCGGGGATGGATGTGGTACGGGGCAATATCGGCTTGCGCCCCAACCTTATCACCATGGGGGCCAGCGTCTTCTCCCTGCTGAAATTCCACCCGGCCATTCAGGCGGCGATTGGGGCCAATGAGCGCAAGCGCATCACCCTTGAAATCCTGAAAGACCTGTTCCAGGTGCAGGACGTGGTGGTGGGTGAATCCCTGGCGCAAAGCAAGGACGGTAAAAGCATCGGTGATTTGTGGCAGGACAACCTGATGTTGCATTACGTCAGTGGCCCGCAGAGCGAAACGGACAGCGCCGACGAGAACGAGCCGTCCTTTGGTTACACCTTCCGCCGCAAGGGGATGCCGGTCATTGACAAGTATCCCAGCGCCGGGGGCAAGGTCAGCAACGTTCGCTACACCGACATCTACAAGGTGGCGGTGGTGGGCAGCGATGCCGGGTACATCATCACCAACATTAAAGGGGCCTGATCATGGTGACTCAGCAAGTGATTTTGACCACCACTCTGGTGGCTGCTGCGGCACTGACCCAGCAGCGCCTGGTGGGCGGTGATGGTAAACCCTGCGCGGCGGGCTTACCGGCGCTCGGAGTAGCCGAGGTGGACGCGCAACCGGGTGACGCGGTGCCCATCAATGTCCTGGGCATCCTCGTTGTCGAGGCGGGGGCCGCACTGACCGCCGGGCAGAGCGTGCAGTCTGACGGCAATGGGTGTGCCATTCCCCTGGTGACCGGTAAATCCCCGGTGGGAATGGCACTGGATGCCGCTGCTGCGGCCGGTGACTTGGTGCGTCTGCTGCGAGGTGTGTGATGCCGTACTGTACGCCCGGTGATATCGAGCGGCTGATCCAGCGCCGCACGCTGATTGAACTCACCAATGACCTGTCGGACATGGCGCTTGATAAGCCGTTGCCGGACACGGTCAATGTGGAGGTGGTCGAGGAAGCGATCCGCTATGCCGATGAACTGATTGATGCCTATCTGCGTGCGCGGTACCCGCTGCCGCTGGCGAAGACGCCCACGGTGGTCAAGGATTTTGCCGTGAACCTGGTCTGCCATCGGTTGTACCAGCGTCGCCCGGATCAGGACTTGCCGGAGGTCATCAAGGATGCGTACAAGGCCACGGAGAAAGCGCTGATTGCCGTGCGGGGAGGCACCTTGACGCTGGGCGTACAGGAAACCCAGGCCGACCAGCCCGAATCCGGCGAGTTCCGGGTTCGGGGGCGTCGCCGCCGGTTTGGCGGCCCTGATGGCTTACTGGAGAAATACTGATGAACACCAGCAACATTATCGAAGCCACCGTGGAGCGGTTGCGCCGGAAGCTACCGGCGCTGCACAGCGACTTTTTCCCGGAGAACCCGGATACGTTCCGACTGAATCACTCCCTGGGCGCACTGCTGGTCAGTTATGGCAGTTCCGATTACGGCAATCAGCAGGATATCGGCGCGGTGCTTCAGCCCCAGACCGTCAAGTTCACCGTCACCGTGGTGGTGCGTCAGCTCAACGGCAAGGGAGGCGCTGTCGATATCCTGGATTATGTCCGCCAGGCACTGGGGGGCTGGACGCCCCCGAACTGTCGTCGCCGGGTGTGGCTTATCCATGACCGGTTTCTGGGCCAGGTGAACGGGGTGTGGCAGTACGTGCTGACGTTTGCCACGGAGACCGTGTTTATCCAGGACGTCGAGCCGAACGACTTACCGCTCCTGACCGAAGTGAACTACGAGGAAAGCGAATCATGAACTATCTCTATTGCGGCCCGGCCAGCGGTGTGACACTGGCAGACGGTGCCGAGGTGCTGCTCTGGCCAGGCAAGGCGGTTGCGTTGCCGGAAGACCATGAGTATGTCAAAACCCTGGTAGCGCTGGACTATCTCAAGCCGTTGCCTGACGCCTTTGCCACCGCTGCCACCGGCATGACGGAGGTGAACGATGGCCGCTAACTATCTGCACGGCGCTGAGACCATCGAAGTCGAGCGCGGTGCCCGCCCAGTGAAAACCGTGAAGTCGGCGGTGATTGGCCTGATTGGTACCGCCCCCATCGGGCCGGTCAATACCGTTACGCTGTGCCTGTCGGAGAAAGATGCGGCGCAGTTCGGGAGCCAACTGCCAGGCTTTACCATTCCTCAGGCACTGGATGCGATTTATGACCACGGGGCGGGTACCGTGGTGGTGATCAACGTGCTCGACCCGGCGATACACAAAACCAGCGTGCCCACGGAAAGCGTCACGTTTGACAAGGTGACGAGCCGTGCGCGGCTGGCGTTCGGTGCCCTGTTCAATGGGGCAGCCACCTACGGGGATGCCAGTGCGTTGGCACGTTCGTTTGGAAAAATCCTCACGATCGCCCTGACCGGGACAGGCAACACGCACTACGACAAGGATGTTGACTACCGTATCGATGAGGCCACCGGCGAACTGGTGCGCCTGAGCGGTGGTAAACTGCCCCTCGGGGCCACCGTGACTGCGGCCTACACCTATGCCGACCCGAGCAAGGTGACGGCTGCGGACATCATCGGGGCGGTGAATGCGTCGGGCAACCGCACCGGTCTCAAGCTGTTGAACGACACCTACAACCTGTTGGGCTTCCTGGCCAAAATCCTGATCGCCCCGGTGTACTGCACTCAGAAAAGCGTCTCCACCGAGCTGACGGCCATGGCGGAGAAGCTGGGGGCGATGGCCTATATTGACGCGCCGATCGGCACTACCTTCGCCCAGGTGCTGGCGGGACGTGGCCCGGAGGGCACCATCAACTTCAACACCAGCTCTGACCGTGTGCGCCTGTGTTATCCGCACGTGAAAGTCTACGATGCGGCCACCAACACCGAGCGCCTGGAGCCGTTGAGCCAGCGGGCGGCAGGACTGCGTGCCAAGGTTGACCTGGACAAAGGCTTCTGGTGGTCGTCGTCCAACCAGGAAATCATGGGCATTACCGGGGTGGAACGCCTGCTGTCGGCGATGATTGACGACCCGAGCAGTGAGGTCAATCTGCTCAACGAGCAAGGTATCACCACGGTGTTCAACAGTTACGGCACCGGCATGCGTCTGTGGGGTAACCGTTCTGCCGCCTGGCCTACGGTGTCGCACATGCGCAACTTTGAGAACGTCCGCCGTACCGGCGACATGCTCAACGAATCCTTGCGCTACTTCAGCCAGCAGTTTATGGACAGGCCGATTGACCAGGCGCTGATTGATGCGCTGACCGAGTCGGTGAATGCCTATGGCCGCAAGCTGATTGGTGACGGGGCACTGCTGGGCTTTAGCTGCTGGTTTGATCCGGCCCGGAACGAGGAGACCGAACTGGCCGCCGGTCACCTGTTGCTGAGCTACAAATACACGCCACCGCCCCCACTGGAGCGCCTGACGTTTGAAACCGAAATCACCTCGGAATACCTGGCCAACCTGAAGGGAGGTAAAAGCTGATGGCAGGCAAAATTGAAATCAACCGTATCACCAACGCCAACATCTATCTGGACGGGGCCAACCTGCTAGGCCGGGCAGAAGAAATCAAACTGCCGGATATCTCCATGACGATGCAGGAGCACAAGGCGCTGGGGATGGTGGGCAAGGTGGAACTCCCGTCGGGCTTTGACAAGATGGAGGGGGAAATCAAGTGGAACAGCTTCTACCGGGATGCGATGCTGTCTGCCGCCAACCCGTACCGGTCGCTTGCCCTGCAGTGTCGCTCCAGCGTTCAGCGCTACGGTTCCCAGGGGCTGATTGATGAAATCCCGCTGGTGACGTACCTGACCATCATGTTCAAGAAGAACCCGCTGGGCACCTTCAAGCAGCATGAGAATGCCGAGTTCTCCAGCAGCTTCACCTGCACCTACATCAAGCAGGTGATCGACGGCGAGGAACTGCTGGAGCTGGACTACCTGGCCAACATCTTCCGCGTGGGTGGCATTGACCAGTTGGCGGATTACCGCAGTAATATTGGGGGCTGACAATGACCGTTGAAATTGAGGATAAAGGCGGGAACTGCGGCTCTATCGGGATGGCTAACGGCACCTGGTTCACGCTTCTGGATATTCCCGGCGTTGACGCCTTGTTCAATACCCAAAAGACCAATGACCCGATTGATTGCACCCGCTCAAAGGCCCGGAAGTTTGCCAACCTGATCGAGGCATGGACACCGCCAGACCATTGGTTTAGCGGGTTGACTAAAGCCGAGGGCAAAGCGATGCTGATTGAGTTCCTGCGCCACTGCAAGGGCTTTCGTACTCGCTGATACCTTGACCCCAAGGGGCTTCGGCCCCTTTCATTCGCTAACGGCCTTTATTATCCCTCTCCGCTTTATAGCGACATACTCCTGCTATACCTCAAGTCAGAGCGCCCAACAGGAGCACCTCATGTCACAGTCAGAAATGTGTTTTATCCTTAAATTCCCCTACAGCTGTGCCGCAGGCAGTAACATCACCGAGTTGCCCTTGCGGCGTCTCAGCGTTAAAGACCTGAAAGCAGCCCGTAAAATCAGCAGTAACGCGGCTGATTGGGATGACATCCTGCTGTCCCGCGCCACCGGCCTGCTGCCGGAAGATTTCGACAATATGGATCTGGAGGACTATCTGGAGTTACAGAAGCGATTTCAGAAAATCACAGGGATGGGTAAGGGATCAGAAGGCGCTGACCCAGGCGCAGGGGCTGCTGGCGAGGTGGTTCCAGTTCCAGCCAAGTGAGATTGACGCGCTGGAGCCGGACGAACTGGAGATGTGGCTGGCGCAGGCGGAGGAGCAAATCAAACGCGAGTACGGCGACAACGCTTGACCAGGGCCACCACGCCCAGCACAACAGCAGCGAGTAGCCACAGGGCGGGCTGCAGTACCGCAGCGGCCAGCGCCATCACCAGACTCAGCAGTACCGCACCCCCGCCAATCATCAGTACCCACACCAACCCATCCGAGCTGGTTGTCACCGTGTAGATAACCAGCTTGGTCAGCAGGTACAGGTAACCACCGACAAACAGCGTGACGGTAATGGCCTTGAGCGTGTTCAGCGTGGTTTCCATCTTGCCTTCCTTTATATAGGCACCAACGTGCAGAGAGTGTAAATCGTGGCCAGTAACTTTTCTATCGGCGTAATGATTGGTGGGCTGATCAACAGCAGCTTCCGATCTGCCATGAGCGGTACCCGCCGTTCGCTGGAGTCGCTGGGCGAGACCTCGCGCCGCCTGGAAGACAGGCAAAGTGCGCTGAGCCGTGCGGCTGAACGTTATGGCCAGATTGGTTCGCGCAGTGTCTTGCGTCTCAACACCGACCTGCAGCGCGTGGGGCGAACCCTGGAACAGATTGATCGCCAGCAGAAACGCCTGTCCCGTGCTTCTATCGCCGGTGAGTCCCTGAAGGCCAGCCGCATGGAACTCTATGGCCAGGGGGTAGAAACCTACGCGCAGGCCCAAGCAGCCTACCGTGTTGTTTCTCCGGCAGTCGAACAGTCCATGTCTTTCAAAGACAAGATGATCGACATGTCCATCACGGCAAAATATAGCGACAAAGACCGTGAGAAACTGGGCGAGCAAATCCGTGGATGGTCGCTCAAGTTTAATCAATACCAGAATGACATGCAGGAGGCTGTTGGCTCTCTCATTAGTAACAATATTGATAACCTGTCCGATATCGGTCACTACATGCCAGATATCGCGCGAGCCGCCACGGCGACAAGAACGTCCGGTGTGGAGTGGGCCGACGTTGCCGCTGTCTGGCAAAAATCATTGCAGGGTAACGCCAGAGATTTTGGTGCCGTACAAAACATCATGGCCTACGCTGGCGATCAGGGTTCTTTCGAAATCCCCGACCAGGTGAAATGGCTGAAAGAACTCGCGCCCATGATGAGTGGGGTGGCGGAAGGCAAAAAGGCGGTTGCCGAAATTGGTGCCAGCCTCCAGGTGGCAATGATCGGCGCAGGGTCACCTGAAACAGCGGCCAACAACTTCAGAAACTTTCTCACCAAGATTTTTGCCAGCGATACCCAGAAACAGTTTGCGAACCTGGGCATTGACCTGCAAGGCTCCATCATGGCACATCAGGCGGCGGGGATTTCCCCTATTGAAGGCATGCTGAGTGTCGTCCAGACCTACCTGGCAAAGAAAAGCCCTGAAGCCCTCGCAGGATTCAAGGCGGCAATGAAAATCCAGGATGACGGTGCGCGGGATGAAGCCCTGCAGGCACTGGCCAAAAACTTTGGCCTGGGAGAAATGTTCGCCGATATGCAGGTCATGGCGTTTATTCGCCCTATGATGGCCAACATGGACACCTACCGGAAAATCCGCGACGGCGCATTGAAAGCGGCTGATGATGATCTCCTGGCTACATCCTATGCTGCACGGCTGAAATCCCCGCTTGAAGCGACCAAAGCGTTGATGATCAACAGCCGTGATTTGGGCATTACTCTGGGCGATCAACTTACCCCTACCTTTGTTTCCCTGGTTCAGGAAGTGATCCCGCTCATCCAGGAGACAAAGAGCTGGATTGCGGCCCACCCGGAGCTGGTGCAAGGTATTGCCCATACTATCGGTGCATTATTGGCCTTCAAAATAGCGACCATCGGGTTAAAACTGGGGCTTAACCTGCTGCTTTCCCCGTTCGTCAGCGTCTGGAAGAGCGCCATGCTGTTGCGCTCAAACTGGCTGCTGCTCAGAACGGCCCTGAATGATGGCGGGAGATTGCGCTGGCTGGCGTCAGGGTTCAGCCGCCTGGCCACGGGGGCCAGATGGCTGGCGGGGATATTCTCCGGGGGATTGTTTCGGGGCATCATGACTGTGAGTCGTGCCTTGCTGTGGATCGGGCGTGCCTTGCTGATGAACCCGATTGGGATTGCCATCACCGTTATCGCTGGCGGCGCGTACCTGATTTACCGTAACTGGGGGGCCATCAGTCGCTGGTTCAAGCAGCGTTGGGTGGAAGTCAAAGAAGCGTTTAATGGCGGTATTGCGGGCGTGGGCAAGCTCCTTATCAACTGGTCGCCGCTGGGCATCCTGTATACCGTGTTCTCGGGGGCACTGAAGTATCTCGGCATCGATCTCCCTGCCAAGTTTACCGAGTTTGGTGGCCAGATGATTGATGGCCTGGTAAATGGCATCAAGAAAAAGTGGGAGGATGTGAAAGGCGCAGTCACGGAGATGGGCACCGGCATCAAAGACTGGTTCGCGGAAAAGCTGGATATCCATTCACCCAGCCGTGTCTTTATGGGGTTTGGTGACAACATTGCCCAGGGTGCAACAATTGGCCTGCAGCGTTCTACCCCCCTGGCGGCTTTGGCGGGTCAACGTCTGGCGCAGGAAATGACCCCGGAGGTTCCCCGTATTCCGGCCCCGGATATCCTGGCAGCAGGTTATGCCGGACGTGGCGCTACCATAGCCGGTGCGGGCGTACCATCATCAGGGATTAACGTCAGCTTCAATCCGCAGATTTACCTCAATGGTCAAGAAACCTCAACACCGCCCGATATCGCCAAGGCCCTGAACCTGAGCCTGCGCGAACTGGAGAAAATGCTGGAGCGTATCGTGGCCCAGCAACAACGCCGGGGGTACAACTGATGTTCGCCGTATTGGGTAATATCGAGTTTGAGCTGATCACCTATTGGGACGGCTTCGAGGCGACGTTTGGCGTCGACTATGCCGAGCACGCCCGCATTGAAGGCAAGCCGGGTCTGCAGTTCGTGGGGGAAAAGCTCGACGAGATCCAGATAAGCCTGGCCTTTCATCAGCACTATTGTGTGCCGGATGTCGAACTGGCCAGGCTGCGTACCGCCATGAAAGCGCATCAGGCACTGGCGCTGGTGTTTGGCAACGGGGATTATCGCGGCTGGTTTGTGATCACCGAGGTGACTGCCGTGAGCCAACAGACGGACACCACCGGCAACGTGTGGGCGCTCACGGCCACCGTCTCGCTGCGGGAGTATATCGGCGACCCGAAAAACCCGCTCAAGCCTCCGGCAATCAAAACGGCGGTGCCCGGCACGGGTACGCTAACCGGCGCGGTGCCGTCTCCTTCAGGTGTCGCAAGCTACGTCCGGGAGGGCGTGAACTACGCAAAACAGGCGCAGTCCGCGCTGCAGGGGGCGATGAGTGCCGTGCGTATCGCCCAGAAAATGAAGGATAACCCCACTGTCGCCTTGACCCGTGTCCCTGGGCTGTTGAGCCAGTTGAACACCGTGGCTGGGCCGCTGGGAAAAAGTTCTTCTGCGTTTTCAGCCCTCGGGGAGGCGTTGCCGGGGGCCATCACGTTGAGTCGTGCAACGGGACAGGCCGCCACCACTATCCAGCAGGCACAAGGGGCGCTCGCGTCCGTTGACAGCAACAATATTGCCGCCGCCCTGGGTACCGTTTCCGGGCAGTTGAATGCCGCCAGCACCACCTTGACCCAGGTGTCACCGACGCTGAGCGAAATGGCCGCAAAAATTACCGTGAGGAGCCTCTGATGTTTCTTGAGCACATCACCAAAGAAGGCGAGCGCTGGGATCAGTTGGCGTACCGTTACTACCACGACCCGCTGGGCTACCCCCGCATCATTGCGGCCAATCCCCATGTGGCCATCACGCCAGTGCTGCCTTCCAGCATTCTGCTGCTGATCCCCGTGATTGAGGCCGACGATAACACGCTGTCGGAGGACACCCCACCATGGCTGAGGTAACCCCATCACAGACCACCGTTGAGGCCATCACCGGTGTCAGCGAGGTTTTGCAGCCCACCTTCACCCTGTGGTACCTGCAGAAGAATATCACCAGCGATATCGCGCCTTACGTGACGAGAGTCAGTTACAGCGACAACATCAAGAATGAGTCCGATGCCATTGAGGTCGACCTGGAAGATACCGAGGGACGCTGGATGGACAAGTGGTATCCGGGTAAAGGCGATACGCTGACGCTCAAACTCGGCTATCGGGGGGAGAAGCTGCTTTCCTGCGGCGTCTTTTCTATTGATGAGATTGAAGTCAGTGGCCCGCCCAGTACGGTTTCCATTCGGGGGGTGGCCACCTCGGTTAACCAGGCGCTGCGTACCCCCTCCAGTCGGGCGTTTGAGAAGACCACGCTGGCGGCCATCGCCAGCCGCATTGCCAAAAAGCACCAGCTGAAGCTGGTTGGCAGTATCGAAGCCATCACCATTGACCGGGTGACCCAATATTCAGAGACCGATGTGGGGTTTCTGAAACGCCTGGCCAGCGAGTACGGCTATGCGGTGAAGGTGGTGAGCGACCAGTTGATTTTCTCCCATCTGGCCACCTTGCGCAGCCTGGAGCCGGTCAAGCAACTTAAGCCGCAGGATGTGGCCCAGTTCTCCCTGCGCGACACCATCAACCGGATTTACAAGTCGGCCAAGGTGAAACACCAGAAAAGCAGCAGCAAGAAGCTGATTGTCTATGAGGCGGAGGGTGGCACGCATGAAGTGACCAAACAAACCAAGAACGGGAAAACCACCAGTGCCGATACGCTCAAGCTCAACAGCCGAGCGGCAGATACGGCCAGTGCCCAGATAAAGGCTGAGTCGGCTCTGGCCAAACATAACGAATACCAGCAGAACGGCTCCCTGACATTGATGGGAGCGCCCTCACTGACGGCTGGCAATAAAATTGAGCTGGTTGGGTTTGGTCAGTTATCCGGTGCCTGGTTGATCACCACTGCTCGCCATACGGTTGATCGCAGCGGTGGCTATATGACTGAACTTGAGGTGGCACGCGGCCCGGTGACTCAGGGAAAGGCGAAATCAAAAGCGGGCAAGACCCAGACGTTGACGGTGTATAAACCCGATGGTTCAACCTCCACAGTGACAAAGGAGAAAAAGAAATGAGCGGCGTAACACGGCAGGTCGGTACCATCAGCGCAGTTGACCCTCAAACGGTTCGGGCACGCGTTCGCCTGCCTGAAGCCGACAATCTGCGCACGGATTGGCTCAATGTGCTGCAACGCAACACCCAGAACACTAAAGACTACTGGTTGCCGGATATCGGCGAACAGGTCGAAGTGTTGCTTGATGCCAACGGTGAGGACGGCGTCATTCTGGGCGCGGTGTATTCCAGCGTTGATCTGCCCCCGGTCAATAACAAAGACACCAGGGGCACCACCCATGCTGATGAAGCGGCCTTCTATTATGACCGGGCGACACATACCCTCACCATCAACGGCGGCATTCAACATATCGTGATCGTCGTCAAAGCCAATGTGCATATCACCGCCCAGCAGGCCACCATCGATGCTCTCCAGACGATAGTCACGGGCGACGCTGAAATTCAGGGCAACCTGACGGTGAAAAAGAAACTGACCTATGAAGGGGGGATGGAAGGCTCTGGCGGCGACGGTGCAGCAGCGACCATCACCGGCAACCTGAACATTCTTGGTGATGCCCACGCCAGCGGCAGCATGTTGTCAGACGGCGAGAACTCCAACCACCACAGTCACTGAATCAAATCTTTTTAAACGGCGTTAATATCGGTCATTCCCTCCGGGGGCAATACTGCCCTCATGAAAACGAACTCCGTATTTTGGCAACCTGCCCTTCAGCGCCCTGGCGAAACCGTCCAGGGGCTGGAGGATATCGCCCAGGCCATTCTCATCATCCTGAGAACGCCCAGGGGGAGCGACCCGCATCGGCCAGAATTTGGCAGTAACCTGCATCTTTATATCGATCACCCCGTTGACCGGGCCATTCCCCATGTGGTGCGGGAATCTGTCGAGGCCATTAAACAGTGGGAGCCTCGCTGTCAGTTGGTCTCGATCAAGCCGGTGATTGATGCCGAGCATCTGACGCTGCGGGTGCAGTGGAAAAGTGCCGAGGGCGTCACACAATCCACGGAGTTGTTATGGCGTTGAGTAAACCTGACTTTATCGAACGTGATGCGGACAAAATCACGGCTGAAATGGTGGCGAAGTACGAGGCCGACAGCGGTAAAACGCTCTATCCGGCACAAGCCGAACGGTTGTTGATCAACCTGTTCGCCTACCGTGAAAACCTGGTACGTGTCGCCATTCAGGAAGCCGCCGAGCAGAACCTGGTGGCCTTTGCCCGTGAGCCGATGCTGGATTACCTGGGCGAACTGGTCGGGGTTTATCGTCTGTCGGCGCAACCGGCACACACCGTGCTGCAGTTCAGCATCGATACTGCCCTGCCAACCTCTGTGTTGATCCCCGCAGGAACGCGCGTCAGCGCCACCGACAGCGTGATTTTTGCCACAGACAATGACGTTGTTCTGGTGGCGGGCCAGACCCTGGCATCAACCAGCGCCACCTGCACCGAGCCAGGCACGATGGGGAATGGCTGGCAACCGACCCAGGTCAGTACCTTGCTTGACCCGCTGGATGATATCGACCTGCAGGTGACCAATACGCAGGTGGCCAGCGGTGGGGCGGAACAGGAAGATAACGAGCGCCTGCGTGAGCGTATTCGCCTGGCTCCCGAGTCCTTCAGCAATGCAGGCTCGAGGGGGGCATACCGGTTTCATGCGATGAGTGCCCATCAGGACATTATTGATGTCGGTATCAGCAGGCCAAGGCCGGGCACTGTCGCCCTCTACCCGTTGATGCGTAATGGTCTGCCGGATGACACCATTTTGGCACTGGTCAGCGCGACCTGTTCAGATGAAAAGGCGCGGCCCCTGACCGACACTGTGTGGGTCAAACAGCCGGTGCCAGTGGGATACCGTATCGACGCCATCCTGACGTTATATGAGGGGCAAAATGCTGACAGTACCCAAAAAGCGGGGTTAGCGGCTGCGGAGAGCTATGCGGCAGAGCGTGCAGCAGGGTTGGGGCGGGATATTGTGCCCAGCGAACTGGTCAGGGTACTGAAGCAACTCGGAGTGTATGACGTGGAATTGACAGCACCAGCGCTGACGGTGGTCAGCGAGATTGAGCTGGCCGTCTGCACCGGCATCACGATCACCCTCAAAGGCAGTGCCCATGGCTGAGTTAATCCCGGTTCCGCCGATTGACAGTGATATCAGCCTTAAGGCGCTTGCCGGACTCGCCCAGCGCTTATCGGACATCAACCTGACCCCCTTGCTGGTGTATCTGGTTGACCTGGTTGACAGCAGCACCTTGCCCTGGCTGGCAGAACAGTTGTCACTGGTCGGGGATGGTTGGGAACTGGCGGAGTCCGACGAGGTGCGTCGAACCCTGATTAAAGGGGCCATTGAG